CGCCGTCACGGTCGAGAAGATCGGCCGCCGGCACTACCTCACCGGCGACACTTACGCGCACAAGGACGCGATCCGTGACGCTGGCTGTAAGTGGGACCCCGACCAGCGTTCGTGGTGGACTGGCAAGGCTGCTGTCGCGGCTGAGCTTGTCGAGGCGATCGCGTCGGCGCCCGTCGGCCCTCTCGAGGGCTACCCCACCAAGCTCCCGAGCGGCGACTGGGGTGCTCGGATTATGGGCTCCCCCGAAGTGGGCGCTACCGTCCGCATTCGGACGCGAGCTGGCAAGACCTGGGACGCTTTGGTCGAAGCCGTGCACCCGCAAGGTGACGGCTCCTGCGTCGTCAAGACGCGGCGCGAGGCGACGGCCAGCAGCCCGCAGCCCAGCCGCTCCGCCCAAGTTCCCGTCTCCGCGGCTCCCCGGCCCCGCTATCGCACCTGGCGCCCCTGTGGATACCCGGGCTGCAGCCAGCACTACTGCGACGAGTGCGATGGCGAGGGTTACATCCCCGGCCGTTGAGCCGGACCTGCCCTCTCAGCACGTAGACTTCATCGCCCTCGATTCGTCGACAGGACCCAGACCATGACCATCACTGCAACATATTCGCGAGTTGAGTCCCGCCACCGGGACTTCGGATACCGGGCCGCCATCGAGGAGATCTACAGCTCGGACGAGGGCTTCGCGGCCTATGAGACACGCGTCAACCTCGATGTCGAGGCCGTGGAAGATGACGATCTTCTTTGGGTCACAGCGGATGGCTCGCCAGCGTTGCTAGACCGCCTTCTCTTCACGCGTGAGCTGACCGCTCACGCGGTGGAGGTCCTGACGTCCTACGCTCCTGGGGGCGTCCTGCTTCCGGGGGAAGCGGAAGCTCGCGGGCGCACTATTGCCGCGGTCCGTGCGTCGGGGCCCCTCGCAGCCCGTGCCATCGCGGAGGGCTGGGAGACCTATTCCTGGGCTCCGGTGCACGGCGGCTCGCGCCCCCATTGGTCGTACTGCCACGGTGACGTGATCGATGTGACCCGGCCACGCGCTGACGGTGGCGGCTGGGCCGTCGCTGTTGTCCTTGCGTCCGACCGCGAGGGGTCGAGTCACGAGCCACGGTTCAAGTACGGCGAGGAGACTCCGTATGAGGACAGTTCGCCGCTTCGTTCGCTCGTGACCGTGGCGTACGTGCCGCGGTCGGACCTCTACAGCATTGTCCAGGTGGCCGTCGACGTCCGAGTCGCGCTCCGAGTCACAAAGCGACCAGGCAGCGGCGCCATCGACGTCGGCGGTTGCGCGTTCGCGGTCGACGTCGACCATCGTTCACGGCTTGCGGTTCCGCTTCTACCAGAGAGTGTACGTGCGTCGATTCTCGCGCGTGGCGAAGACCTAGACGTCGTGGCAGGCGGATTCTCGGTTCTTGTCGAGATCGTCGCCGTTGGGCTGCCGTGTGTCGATCCGTCGCCCGGCGATCTCGTGGTCAGGACTCGGTCAGCGGTGGCCGGTTCGCTCGATCGTGTGGCCGCCGTCGAGGGTGCCAACGTGACCTTGGAGTCCGGGCGCATCACCTGGGCACCAAAGGACGGTGGCTACACCCTCTACCGGGTGGTGCTGCCGTTCGATCTTCCTCACCAGACCTGACCCTCATCACCACTGGAGGAGACCAGACCGTGAGCGCATCCATCACCCACCTCGCCATCAAGACCGGCAGCGTTTTCACCTGCGTCACAGTCGATCTCGACGCCAACCAGTGCACAGTGCTCCATATCAACCTCGACTGCTAGTTCAACCATCAACTCGAAAGCTAATCTTATGACATCACCACAAACCACCATGCGCGACAAGATCATCTCGATCACAGGATGGATGAGGGAGAACGCGGGGGCTCTCAGCGCAGCCCACTCGCTCTCGACCTCGTACATCGAAACCATCGAATGGGACGACGTCCCTGACGACGCAGTTGCCTACGGGCAACTGACGGTCTGGGTCAAGGGTCGGCGGCTGCTCGCAGGCGTCTGGACCGGGACCGAGTGGGTGACGCATTTCGACGGCCGCGGCCGCGTACGAGACATCACGAGCGCCATTCATAGGGTCGACGGACGATGACTGGACGAGACGTCGCAGCCGTCGCGCCTGCAGCGACTCACCACTACTCCACTCACCCGATGGGGTACGCCTGCAGGTATCGCCGGCGAGCGTCCAAAATCGGCGACGTCGTGCAGCATTCTCGCCTGTGCGACGAGTTTCCTGGGTTGGTCGTCCTGCCCGTTTGGGCGCCCGCAGACGAGATCGTCGCGCTCGACCGGCTGGTTGATCAGGGGGATGCGACCGCGGTCGATGAGATGTCGCGCGCGCTCGGAATGACGCCGGACTACAATCCTCCAGAGGGACGATGGACGCGGTGGGAGGACGACTGGGCGATCGCCCTCGACACCATCGTGGAGCCTGGCACCCTGATCAAGGCGCGGCGCAACAGCGGAGAGATCAGCGAGCAGACCGTCGCCCGGACCGTGTGCGTGCGCGATGACGGAAGTTCGATCGTGCTGCCCGAGAAGGGGCCCTTCGAACCATCGCGCGAGGACGAGCGGGCGGCTCGCGCTCGCAAGCGGTTGAGGTACCGATGAACACCGTCAAGGTCATGGGTCGGGCATCGAGGTGGGATGGGCCCTACTACGTCCAATCGTTTGAGCGCGGCCAGTGGATCCATTGTCCAGGCGAGTGGATGTCGATCGCGGACGCGAAGCGCTACGCCGAATCAGCGACGGGCGTCTATGAGCCGTCCACCGAATACCGAGTGGTGCCCAGTACGCACATCGACCGCCCGCGTCGGGTGCGAGAGTTCGTGATACGACTGAAGACGAATGAACTGACTCGCGCCGGTCTCGTCCGCCTGGGGGACATGTTGCGCGCCGCAGCGGATCCAGAACTCGACCGGCTCTGGACCCCAAAATCGAAGAGCGGGCAGCGTGTCCTAGAGCGCGCACGAGCGCAGGCCATCGCCTCGACACCACCGCGCAACCTTGCCCCACGGGTTGGGCTCCTCCGCACCCTTCGCCTCGAGTTCGTTGGCCACGATGTGTGGTCGACCGTTCGTGTTCGGGGCATGAGGCCCTGGGTGGCGCGACCGGTTCTGCGCCTGTCTGACCTGGTCGGCATCGACGGACGCCGTCGCGTCGAAGTCGAAGACAGGACGTTTGATGTCGGCCAGTTCGACTACGCTGGCGCAGACAAGACGGGTGGGACGGGCGTTGACCTGGTTTTCCAGCTACGTCAGGGCGTTGTCTACGAGGTGTTTGACCGAGCTCGCAGGGTCGGACCTCGCCGCAATTTCATGATCCATGACGGCCAGTGCGGGCACGATATCTCGCGCGAAGAGGCCCGCCGTGCGCAGGGTTGAACTCGACGTCGACGTCATGACCGCTGCGCGCGAGCGCGTGGCCTGGGTGTTCGACACCTTTCCACGGATCTGCGTCAGCTTCTCCGCAGGCAAAGACTCGAGCGTCCTGCTGCACCTGGTCGTCGAGGAAGCGCGCCGCCGCAATCAGCGGGTTGGCGTGATGCTGATCGACCTTGAGGCCCAGTACAGCGCGACTATCGACCATGCGCTGGCGATGTATCGCGACCACGCGGACGTGATCGAGCCGCACTGGGTCGCGCTCCCGATCGTGCTGTGCAACGCCGTCAGTCAGTACGAGCCGCGCTGGGCTGCCTGGGATCCCGATGCCCGAAGCGCGTGGGTCCGACAGCCTCCAGAGTTTGCGGTGACCGACCCCGGGTTCTACCCCTTCTATCGCCACGCGATGGAGTTCGAGGAGTTCGTCGAGTGCTTCGGCGAGTGGTACAGCCAGGGCGAACCCACTGCGATCTTGGTTGGCATCCGGGCGCAAGAGAGCCTCAATCGCTATCGCACGCTAATCAACGCCTCCAAGACCACGGTAGACGGGAAGAGGTGGACCACCTGGAAAGGCGGGTCGACCTACAACGCCTACCCGATCTATGACTGGCGAACCGAGGACATCTGGCGAGCGAACGGCAAGTGCGGGTGGGCCTACAATACGGTCTATGACCAGATGCACTTGGCCGGACTGACGATCCATCAGGCGCGACTTTGCCAGCCGTACGGTTCCGACCAGCGTAAGGGGCTTTGGTTGTTCAAGGTGATCGAACCCGAGACGTGGGCCCGGGTCGTCGCGCGCGTCCTCGGTGCCAACACCGGTTCGCTCTACGCCCACAAGAGCGGCGGGCTATTCGGTCGGATCAAGGTCAACCTGCCCGCCGGGCACACCTGGGAGAGCTTCGCAGGATTGTTGCTCGAGACGATGCCTCCGGCGAGCCGTGAGCACTACGAAGCCAAGATCGCCGTCTTCGTGCAGTGGTACCGGGCCCGCGGGGTCTGGCCGATCCCAGACGACACTGACGAGGCGTTGGCGGAGCGCTTTCCCAATCACAAGGGCCCGTCGTGGCGAAGGATCGCAACGACGTTGCTGAAGAACGACTGGTGGTGCAAGGGTCTGAGCTTCTCGCAGACCAAGAGCGACGCCTACGAAAAGTACCTGCGCGTCATGAAGGCGCGCAAAACCAAGTGGGGACTATGACAATCGAGATCGTCACGCTTCCACCCGAGTCTCGTCTCATCGCACCGCTCGTCGCGCCCATCGCGATGTCGCGCGAAGCCAAAGCGGTGATGAAGGTCGCGGACACAAAGACCTGGTGGGTCGCCATCGCCGGCGGCGAGCCGATCGGACTCGTGGCCGCGGACCAGCATCATGACCACGTGCTGCTGCAGCATGCCATCGTGCTCGCAGCGCACCGAGGCAAAGGGGTCTACAGGGCACTCTTTCGTGCCCGGCTCAAACACGTCAAGCAACTCGGTCTGAGGCTTCGCGCCGTTGTCGCTCCGGAACTCATCGAGACATTCGAGGCTCACGGATTTGCCCAAACGGGTCCGAGGGGCAAATACGCAATCATGGAGATCAGCAATGAATGAAGACCTACGTGCGCTCACCAACGCGATGGTGAGCGAACTCTCGCGACTCGACCTGTCCGAGCGCGTCGTCGCGCTCAACTACGTACGCGGCCGACTCCACACGGAAGCGAGTCCGTTCGCGGACGAGCCCGTGGACTTCGTTGCTTGGGAGCCGTCCGCCGATGTCCGAGCAAACGACTACAACCCGAACGCTGTGGCGCCTCCCGAGATGCGCTTGCTGGAGCACTCGATCCTTGAGGATGGCTACACGCAGCCGATCGTGGCTCACGACGTCGGAACGCAACTCGAAGTCGTCGACGGGTTCCACCGCAGCCGCGTGGGCAAGGAGTCCAAGGACGTGCGCGAGCGCGTTCTCAACTACCTGCCAGTGGTCAGGATCCGAGCGGGGCGCGAGGCCAAGGACGACCGGATGGCCTCGACTGTCCGCCACAACCGAGCTCGCGGCTCGCACGGCGTGATCGCCATGCAGGACCTGGTCGCCTACCTGTCCAAGAAGGGGTGGGACACTGCGAAGATCAGCAAGGAACTCGGGATGGACGACGACGAAGTGCTGCGCTACCGGCAGATCAGCGGCCTCGCCGAGTTGTTTGCTGACCAAGAGTTTTCCCTCGCGTTCGAGATCATCGACGACCAGGACGAGGACTGATGGCCAGCCGACCAACAGAGTACCTCCGCGAGCGGCAGGCGGCCGCCCGAGAGATGGGCCGCTGCATCTGGTGTGGTGAGGCGGCGGCGAGCCCCGAAGGGATCCTCTGTGGCACGTGCCTCGCTTCGAAGGCAACGGCCTACCTGCGAGCCAAGGCAGCGTCGCGGTGCACCAAATGCGGCGAGCCGGCCGACGGCTCGTGGGCCTGCGAGGCTTGCCGAGACCGCGCCAACGACCGTCGACGCGAACGGCGTGGGCAGAGAACCCATGACTGACCCAGCCAACCCCCCTCCGGTGACGGCCAACATTCTGGTCGGACTCAATCTTGAGCGCCTGCTCGTTGAGAAAGGCTGGGAGGAGGAGGCCTTCGCAGTTCGACTCGGGATGGCAGGGCAGGGACGGACGGTGACGGCCCGTCACGCGGTCAGCAATCTCCAGCAGTACCTGCGAGGGAACCGCTACCCGGGCGCTGCGACGCTGGACCGCTGGGTCGAAGTGCTCGGTGTTCCGCACTTCGAATTCTACCTCCCTGTGCAGGCGCCGATCAGCCCAGAGGCGGGCGAGTGAGCGCCCGACGGCTGGAAGCTCTCGCTGCGATGGCGGAGACCTGCGAGACAGCGGGCGAGCGCGCGGCAGCTCTCGCTGCCCTACAGGCCCACCGTCGTACCCAACTCGAGCGCCAGCCCCCGCCGCTCAAGGACGGCCCGCTGGTCACCCGGAAGGGCGGCCGACCTTTCCGGGGCAGGCAGGACTGCGACGGCGATGTCTGGGTCCCTGTCCAGTTGAGCGAGGCTGACGCCCGGGAACTCGCGGCGAGCCGCTCGAGGCTGGTCACGAAGGTCAACGGCGCGGTCTGCCTGGTCTTGGCGGAGCGAGTCGAGGTCGACGACGACCGGCAGCAGATCATCGTGGTCGGGCATGTTCTTGCCGGGCTCGCAAGTAAATCGGGCTGACACCTTGCGGACTAATGCGGCGCGTATTATAGATCTGGACATGACCCGCCGCGCGAAGCTCAGCATCGACACGATCATGACCTTCGATGTCGAAGGTCAGCCCTTCGTCGGCTGGGTCGTTGGCACGACCTTCGACGCCGCCGGGATGACCTACGCGTGGCGCTCGACGTCGGGGCTCGGGGCCATCACCCGCGGCATCCCCAAAGACGCCCAAGCCGTCACCTGAAATCCACAACCAGCGGGGATCGATCCCAGCCCAACCACGACAGGAAAGACCATGACCATCACCCACCACATCAGCATCATCATCAGCTACATCCGGCAGGGCCGCGCCTCGCGTGCCCGCACCCGGGCCTCTGGGGCCCGCTGGACCCTCAGCGGTTGGACGCACGAATCACGCGATACTCTGCGCGCGCGACGCGCGCGAAGGTCCGCGCTTCGGCGGGCCAGCCAGATCAAGAAGATCGGCCCCAACACCTGGCAGTCGGGCGGGCCCGACGGTCCGATCATGACCATCACCACCCGCTGACCACGCCAGAGCAAACCATCATGGAAACCGACACCATTACCACCACCCCGCTTGATATCGTAATGCTCGCCGCGAAACTCTCGACCGAGACGGGCGAGTTCAGGTCGGCCGCGGAGGCGGCCGATAAAGTCTGCGCGGTCAAAGACAAGCTTGCGACGGAGCTAAATCAGATCCGTGCCGAGCGGGAAGACCGTTCGGCGAATCGGCGGGCCCTTGGCATTGGCATGCATGCACCGGACCGCGACCTTGACGAGCGTGCGCAACTCGTTCGCTCATGCCACGAGGCCGCAAGCTATTGGCTGACGCGGCAACTGCGTCACGCCTACGAACTCAGCCGACACGCCGGCTACTCTGGCTAGCTATCGGTCGCTATCGGTCGCTCGCAGACCACGGACCCAGCCCCGCCCTCACGAGGGGCGGGGCTTTTGCGGTAGGAGAACCCGACGCGCATGAGCATCCTCGCCAGCCTGATCTGCCGGATGCGACGCCCCAAGTCCGCTCAGCTCACCGAGGGCTATCGGGCTCCCGCCGACCCCGACCCCGTGGCCGAGCTCGGGATCTACATGCGCGGACTCGTGACGCGGGTCCGAGTGCTCGAGCGGCAGCTCGCCGAGCAAGGCCAGGTTCCGGCCTCGACACCAACGGGTCGCCAGATCATCGCGGCCGCCGAGCTCGTAGAGAGCCTCGCGCGGGGCGAGGGCGTACCGTCGCAGTGGAACACCCTCGAGCTGCGCGAGCTCGCTGGGCTGCTACGCGGGCTCGGGGACTGGGTCTAGCCGCCCGAGCGTGCAAGCCACGATGTCGGTCTGCGAGACCTTCGGGTAGGGCTTCGAATCGGGCAGGTGGCGCCTGCCCCGTCGCTCGAGGGCCCAGGCGTATTTGAGGTTCATTCGGCGGGTCAGCCTCGGGATCCACTGCTGCAGCCACGCCGTGGCGTCCTCGGACTCGCTGAGCTCTGCTGCGCCGTGGGCCACGAGCAGTCCGGCCGCGTAGCGCCAGCCCTTGTCTCGCTTGCGGATCTTCGCCAGCGCTCGACCGTGGACCACCGTGCCGTCTGGGAGCAGGCGCCGACGCTCGGCCTTGCTCCGGCCGAGGTAGACCGCGTTGGTGGCCTGGTAGATCGTCCCGAGGTGACCGGGAAAGACTTGGGCTCCATCGGCCGAGGTCCTCGGCTCCGGATCCGAGAAGCTCACCACGCCGGTGTAGCCATCACGCCGGAGCAACTCGAAGCACCGGGCGAGGAACCAGCTCTCGCCGTTGGCGGGGACGTCATCGAGCAGGACGAAGCGCCCGAGTTCGGCGCGGCTGTTGTTGTCGCCGGGCGCGGGGTCGAGCGCGCGCGGGTTGGCGGGAACGCTGAAGACCGCGACCCCGACGAGTTCGGCTCGCGGCTCCGATGTCCACGCTCGGGAAGCTCCACGGTAAAGCCCAACGCGCACCCGCGCCGCCGGGTAGCTCCCCGAGTAGTGGTGCTTGAGCACGAAGCGCTTGGCCTCGGTCCCCGGGGATCGGCTCGACGTCGTAGGCGCGGGTGTCGATCGGCTCCCCTGCCGGTCGGTAGCTGCCCCGACGATCCTTCCAGCGTTGCACGTGTCCGACGATCACCCGCCCACCATCGGTGGACGCGTTCGGCACCGCCAAGTCGAGCGGGTCTACCAGCGACCCTTGGCCCTTCGCCCAAGCACTTGGCTCAGGCGATGGACCCCTGGTTTGCTGGGAGCGTCGTCGGGCACCGTGCGAGACGGCGCGTGCTGCAACGACAGCCGAGTGGCTCCGCCGCGGCGCGCGGCCTCCACGATGACGGGCCGGCCGACCTCGCGCAGCATTATCTTCAGGCTGTCAGCCACAACGCGCCCGCCAGACATCATCATCCTGTCTGCGTCGTAGAGTTGCTCGAACGTGGCCAACTCCAGCGACCCCACAAACGCGATCAGCTGTTCCCAGGTCGACGACCCGCGACCGGCCTCATCCTCGACCGCGGTCATCATCAGCCGTGCCCAGGTGTCCGCGCACCAAACCGTGGTCCGCCCGAGGGCCACGCAGTGACCCCGCCAACTGTCTGGAATTCCTTCCAAGGCACGGCCGCGACTCTGGTCCATCGGCCACGGGAATTTTGCCTTGGGTTTGGTCTTGGTGCTCATGAGCTCGGTGCTTTCGAAACGTGCGTACGGACGCAACCCTCAAACGACGTAGGACTGGACACGTCGCGGCGACAATACGGGCAGCGCTTGATCCCCGCGATGATGTCGCGGACCACGCTGCACGCAGCCGCGATCGACTCCGCGTTGGGATCGTGGTGCCTATCAGCTTTGGCCACGTTTTGGTGATCGATGACCTCGCGCAGTGCGGCGTCCGAAGATGGGACTCCCATCTCGACATCGGCCAGAAGGTCGAACAACAGGGCGCGCAGTTCGCCGCGCGGCACGCTGCCGTGAACGAACCGTCGCGCATCACTCAGATCCTCGTTGGAGATGCGGTCCTTCATGGGCTTGGTGCTTTCGGGTCGAGCGGGAAGAACCCGATGTTGTTCATGGCGAGCAAGTCGTGCTCGTACAGCCACAGGGCCGCCTTGAATACTACACGACAGCCCGCGCCATGTCCCCGCGGCTGATGCTCGCCGTCCACCCGCGCCCCACGTGCCGCTGCTCGTAGTGCATGCGCCGGTAGAACGGCGACCGCTCGAGGTCGGCGATCGACGCGAACGAGTCGAGGTCCCGCCTGGCCGCAAGGCTCTCCGCGGTCATGTGCACGGCCTCGCCGCCGTGACTTCGGGGCTTCGTCGGGAGGATCTGGGCACCCATGCTACTTACCTCCGTGGTCAGGGTTAGGTGGAATCCTCGGCAAATAGTGAAGTAATGTGGCGAGGATGGCCGCGAGCATCGGCGGCCTGACGATGTGGGCGCTAAATTCGAGTACGCGGCTCATGACTTTGCCTCCGTGACCTCGTCGCCCCTTGGGGTCGGCAACGAAAGGCCGTGCCGGCGCGCGATCTCCAGGCAGACTTTGCAGGTCGGCTTGCGCTCCGGGTGCGAGTAGAGACCCCAGAACTTTTGAGCCGGCTTGCACAACGCGTCGCCAGCCGCTCGCCGCAGCCGGCCACTCACGAGGTCGGTCGACACCACGAGGTGGTCAGATCCGGCCGCGTTGCCAGCGTCGCGCGGGTGATAGGCACCGTACACCGTGAGGGCAACGACGTTCTTCGCTGCCTTGCGCGGAGCAGCTGACTGGACCGTCGGCTGGACCCCCAGAGCGATTACAACACCCGAACCGGCACACATCAGCGTGTTCGTGGACCAGGCGGCCTTGGATCGTCGATGGTCTCCGAACCGTCCGTCCGCGCCGACCCTGACACGACGCCCGCACTCGTGACACTTGCGTATCACCGCATTGACTTCTATTGGCTCGCCCATTGCGGTGAACCTTACAACGGTTATTTTCTGGCGTCAAGCACTCGCTAGCTGAACAACTCGGCCAGCGTATCCGGCCCGTCGATCGTGCTCGTGTCGATCGTGAACGGCGGGGCCACTCCGTCGTGCGCGATCAGGAAGTACTGGCATCCCTTCGGCCGCGCGCGCTCGTTCAGGACCGTGAAGTACGCGATGGCGTCTTCGGCGTCGGTATCCAGAAACGTGAACTCGGCCGAGCACGGCGCGTACTCGACCGAGGTGAACGACTGGCCGACGTCCAGTAGCGCCGTCGCCACCGCGCCAACCACTGCGGGCGTGAGGCGGGCGAAAGTGGCTGGCAGCAGGGCGATCAGGACGTTGCGGTATCGGCCTTCAGTCCAGCCGTCCGGTTGCAGGTACTGGAGCTCAGCGCCGCGCTCCGTGAGCTGAACGCCCTCGGCGGTCATGACCGACGTCCGCCACCGGGTCAGCCACAGCGCCTCGAGGACGTCGCGGACCATCTGCACGAGCACGTTGCGACGCGCGATCCAGTACGGGTCCTGGAGCAGCGCCGGGCGAAAAGTCTCGTTCCACAGCTGCTCGGGGTCGATCGGATTGTCGCCGTAGACTGGATCGGTCACCCGGTCAATCTACCACCGCGCACCTGTGTCCGCGTGCCGTCCCCTAGACGTTGTTGATTGTGATCCGGCCAGCGGCGAACACGAGCAGATCTCGCACTTCGGCCACCACTGTCGTGGCCGCCGGCGGATTCCCGAGGCCGATGAACGCCGGAGAAATGTTCGAAATTCCTGGCACCTCGGGAGTGAACATGGCGCGCGCCATGACCTGCGCCGCGGTAGCATCCTCCCCGACCTTGCGCCCTGCAGCCCAAAGCAGAATCCACGCCTTGATCGCATCTCGCCGCGCGTCCTTGGCCGCAGTGCTGGTGTCCAGCGAGTACCCCTCGCCCCGCTCAAGCGTTAGCTCGACCCAAACGTCGACCTCGTTCGGCTGAGAGTAGCTGATGTCGATCGTGCCGCTCGGCGTGAAGTCGTCGGGGATCGTCTCCGTGGTCGTGCCGAGCAGTTGCACCGTGTAAGTCCGCGATGCTTGCAAAGCCGTTGCGATCTCCACGCTGTCGCCACCCTGGACCAGAGGCTCGAGCCAGTGAGTGAGGCCCCAGTAGGAGTCTGGCGTATCGGTGGGGTTCTCAAACAGCTTCACCGACGTGACATCACCGACCGCAGCCAGTGCGGCGCCAATGAATTGGCCGGTGACGCTGTCGGTAAAGCGCTGGCGATACTCGAGACCTGTCTCTGCGAGCCGACCTTTGGTCGCGGCGGCTACGTTCGGTCCGGTGGTAATCCAGCCCAGCACCGGCGTAGCGATGTTCCACGTTGACGCGTCCGCTGCGGTCTTCGGGCCCACAGTCGAGAATGCGAATGTCCCGTCGTCCGGGATCACGACTGGCGCCTGAAGCACCCACGTAGTCGCACCTGCGCCGTCGGAGTCCAGTCGCACAGCCGAGCCCGCGGGGACGTTCGTGAGCGCAACCCCGGCAAGCGGCAGCACGACCGTGCTCGAGGAGTCTGGTTGGGGCGGGCCGATGAACGGGTACAGCAGATTACGGAGGCTGGCCCCTTCACTGGACCCCACGTAGTTCGACGCGTAGGTCCCGGCCGCGTCGCTCCAAACGTCGAACAGGATGCGCGCCGTGGTCTTGGCAGCGTCCAGGTCCGGGGACGCCTGGGTCTGATCGATGATGATGCCGGTCTCGGTGAACCAGTAGTCGACGTACGTTTGCTGGATCTCCGCAAGCGTGGGCGAGACGAACCCTAGCGTGGTGTCGAAACCGTAGGCTGGCACGGCTGCCAACCTACCACAGCAGCATGTGCGAGGTCAGACGGAGGTCAGGCAGCGACGGCGACTGGCCCATCAACCGTGTTCGCCGTCACCGTGATCGCATAGGTCGTGCCATCGAACGCCACGACCGGGCCGGCGAGGATGCCCGTCACGCCGGGGTAGCCGAGCACGACCTCGGCTACGAGTGCGCTCCGCTCCGCGTCGGACGTTGACGGCGACAATATCTCCTCGATGTCCAGTCCCTGGCTGACCCCCATTCGGTAGGTCCCCTGGATCGTGCTGAGCAACTCCCACAGTCCCACGCGGATCTCGTCGCGGCGCGTCGTCGTGTAGCGCGTGGGCTGGAACGTCCGGCCGGGCGGCGCCCCGTCAACCGTGATGTCGCGCGTGTTGATGTCGATGACCGGCACCACCGCAAATTACCACAGGGTCGCGACCACTAGGCCGTGACCGCAGCGCGGTCTCGGTAGACCAGTCGCACGGTGGTGCCAGGGTCCAAGTCGTTGCGCCCCGGGTCTCGCCCTGCGCCCGTGTAATCCCACGAGAGCAGTTGACCGAGGCCGCGCCCTGGAAACCTAACGTCACCGCGAAACCCATGCAGCACATTTACCCCGTGCCGAAGGATCTGGCCGGAGATAATCAGCGTGCCGTCTGCCTGCGCGAGCGACAAGGTCCAAACGCCGGGCTCACCAAACACGAGCTCGGGCGGCGGGTCGCCCTCATCGTAGAACGGGACCCGAGCCGCGCCGGCCAGCCAGAACAGACCCACGCGGTACTCCACGCCGTCGAGCAGTTGGCGTGTGTTGGATCCGAGCTCGCCCGCGATCGCTGGGTTGATGTCGACGACGGGCATCGCTGGGAAGGTACCACGGGACTACGGCCACACGTTCGCGCCGATCTCAGCCGACGCTTCCGCGCCGACACCCGTGGTCGACTGGCGTCCGCGCTCGGCTGGGCTCCCAACCACGTCAACGAGCTCATCGCCGACGTCGGGCGCTGCGCTCGTGAATGCCGTGGTGAAGCGCGCCGACTCGCCAAACATGAGGGTGGCGTGGAGAACCCCCGACTCGGTCCCCGACAGATGCGGACCATCGATATCGTCCAGCACCCAGACGCCTATCCCCGCAGGGGTGCGTTCGTAGTGTTCGCCTGTCCACACCCGTAGTTCGCCGTCGTGAGCCTGCGCGGCGAGCAGGCGCTCCGCAGTCTTGGCTGAGTGGTCGGTCTCCCATCGGCCGATGAGAAACGCGCCGAAGTGGGGCTCCACGTCGCTGCACTGGATCTCGATCGTCAGCGTCTCGGGCACGCGGAGGCGGTGTGTCGTGAGCGATTCGCCAGCCTCGAGCGAGTCCTCGGTGCGCTCCCACTTGCTGCTCCGCTTGATGGTCAGGATCGAGTCAAGGTGCACGTCGATCTCAGGTCCCCCGGCCGAGAGGATGCGACCGGGCTTGCCTACGGAGCCGAGTTTGCTGGGAATGGGCATGGCTATTGGATCTCCACTTTGGTCGTCTCCAGGGTCGGTCGCAGGACCTCGTACACCGCCTTGAAGGCGGAGTGGATTGCTACGCCGCCATCGTTCGGCACGGGCACAGCGTTGGAAAACGCGTCAAGGGCATCAAGCAGCTCCGCCTTGATGCCCTTGCTTGTCGCGGCTGCGCCGAGTTTGATAGTTTGTCCGTCGGCAGGCTCGACCACGATGGACCCGGATGCCTCCATACTGATCGATGCCACGGGCGTTCCTTGCTTGGTCAGGGTCAGCGCGCCGACCGAGTCCAACTCGATCGCCACGCCGGCTGGTCCGCCGATCGCCAGCCCGGCCCACGTCTCCGGGGCACCGCTTGGCGCCGTGATCCCGAACGGCACCGCGAGCATGTCGTGCAGCACATGTGACCGCGCGCCGTTCACTTCGTCGACCTGGCCAGGCGTGCGAGTCGTGATCCATGGCCCAGTCGCCCGGTCCGCCACGAGCCCCAGCACCTCATCGCCAGCGGCCACCGGCATGAGCACGAAGAACCCGCCGCCCGTCATGTTGAGCATCGGCGTGTCCGGGGTGATGTCCGTCGGTGCTGCCTCGCCAGCGACCAGGTCTGGCGTCGCGCTCTGGACGTCGACCATCTGCTCGCGTGCGCTCGACGTTGCGACCGAGTTCACCACCCCGGGAACGATCGTGCGCAGCCGATACATGATCGACTCGCGCCATCGGATCATGTCTTCGACCCACCTCATCCCTCGGGCCCCGGTGAGACACGTCCGCCAGCGTCTGCTTTGAGCAATTGCCCGATGCGCAGGTCCATCATCTTGTCAAACAGGTCTTGCACGCGCGTGGCCAAGTCGCCAAGCCCAGCCTCGGCGGCAGCTTTCCCGGCGGCTCCTGTGACCTCCGCAAGTGCGTCGCGTCCCGCGAGCTCCCCGATCGTCTGGTTGAACGTGTCGATCATCGTGATGTGGATCTGCGGCGCGATCATGAGGTTCTGCGGCGGCGGCCGGCCCTCAAGGACGGACCCGGGACCGCGTAGTCCGAGCACGTCCAGGATGTTGTTGGCGCTCGCGTCGAAGACCTTTCCTGCGGCGAGGAACTTTTGCTTGAGTTCTTCCTCGCGCTTCTTGCCGGCCTCGCGCGATTGGGCAAGTGCTTCCTCGAACGTGATGCCTTCTTGCACCAAGCGCTGGAGTTCTTCGCCTGCGAACTTCTCGGATTGCGAGCGCGCCGCCGAGGATGCTTCCTTCTCGAAATCAAAGAATACATCCTCCTCTTTCTTTTTCCCCTTTTTCCTTATCTTGCCGCCGGACCCTAGCCGCTTGCGCTCTTGCTGTTCGGCCTCAACGCCCACCAGGCTCGCTTGTTTTTTTGCTGCGTCCTCTGGCATCCCAGCGTCGAGAAGCCGCTTGAATTCTTTTTGTGATGCCTCTTCGCCGACCCCTTGCGCCGCCTTGTCAAGCGGGGCCGATGGGTCGAAGCGCTGCTCATCTTTCTGGCGCTGTTTTTCTTTCTTGTCAGCCTGCTCTGAACTGCGGCGATCCTGTTCCTTTTTTGCCGCGTCGCGGGCCGCCTGCGGAAGGCTCTGATTTTCAGCGACTTGCGCGAGTTCTTCGTCTGTTAGTGTCCCGGCAATCGCCCCAGTAACGGCGCGCTTGATCGCCGCAAGAGCCGCCTGCGCTTTTACCCGTAATCCATCGAGGACGGCGCCCGTTTCTTCGGCCTCGGCATTTAGAAATCCGAACGCCTCGCCTATCCCACGAATGCCATCGCTTAGCGGCGTCGTGATTAGGAGCGCTTTACCAATGGCATCAAGCGCCGCGAGCACGCGGTCTGTTACCTCGACCGCAGAATCCAGCATGCCGACCAGCGCTTTCCACAGCCATATGAGAGGCTGCAAAGCACGTGCGACCAACTCCATCACGTTGACGAGCAACTCAAACCCGTCCGTCACGTCCTGGGGATCCAAGTCTTTCAGCGCGTTGCGCATCAACGTGAAGATCTTGTCGAGCGCCTGCCCGAGCAATTGAGCATTGCGCGGGTTTATGAACTTCTCCTGTAGGAGTGCCAGGATCTCGCCGGTCCGCTCCAGCGGACCAGACTGCGCTGCCGTGTTGAGAAACTGCGAGAGCGAGTCCTGGGCGTTCGACAACTGCCCGGCCAGCGTCTTGCTCTGTGCTTCCATGGCGCCAGCGATGCCGGGGTACTGGCCGAACTTCGTGAGCAGATCCGTGATCGCTTCGGCGTTTTTCTCGACAGCGAATTTCTGGCCCTTGAATGAGACTATGATCTTGTCGCCCGCCGTCTTCGCCGATAGACCGTATTTCTCCAGCGGGTCGAGTTCGCCACGCGCAGCGGCGGAGATCGCGTCTGTGATTGACTGGAGATCACCGCCGAATGACGACGCCAAATCACCGAGTCCGGTGAGTCGTGCCGCGGTCGGATCTACGCCGCGCGTCGTCAAATCAATAAATGCCTTCGTCACTTGCTGCAGTGAAAACGGGGTCTTGGCGGCAAACCCCTGAATGAATTTGAAAGCTTTGGCGCCGGCCTCGGAAGACTGGAGCAGGTTGTCGAGTCGCGACTGTAGCGACTCGAACTCCATGCCCGTTTTGAGCACGGGCACAGCCACAACAGCGAAAGCAGCAGCAGCAGCAGCAGCAGCGACCGCGGCGAATTTAGCTACGTTCGCAGCCTTGCGCATGCTCCCGCTGAGATCACCGAATCCGCGTGAGCTTCGCTTGGCACCGGCGCCGGCCGCGTTGACCTTCGCGGCCGCCTTCTGGGTCTCGTCGCCCGCTGACGCCTGTGCACGGGCCGTGACCTCGGCCGCGCGCGCAGCCTTCAACTGCTGCTGCGCGAGCATGGCCCAGGATTTCGCCGTGCGAGCCGCGGTCTTACCCGCCGCATTGGCTGCCTTGTCCGCCTCACGAAAGCCCTTCGCGTTGAACTTCGTGACGATCGAAAAGATGAACTTGCGGATCTCCATGATCAGGTCCTCCCTGACCTCGCCGCCTCATGGGCGCGCCGTTCGTTCTCAGCCGCGTACGTCTGCGCCTCTACGACCTCGATCATCTGCACCGGTGTCCACGTGTCGAGGATCTCTCGCACGCTGGACGCCACACCCGTCTTTGCGAGCTCGGCGGCGTAGCGAACGGCCAGCGGCACGCCCGTCGGCTGCGGCACTCCGTAGTCTCGAGCTTCGACGCGAAGGTTGTACGGAGAGCGCGTCCACAAGGGCCCAAAGCTCTGCTGCACCTGCGCGGCGAGAGCCTGCCATTTCACCAGAGGTCCGAAGCCACAGCGAGCCCAGTCGCGCGCCGTGTCGATGTAGTCCTCGGTGACGCGCATGCGTCCAAGCACGAGCACGCCGAACGTCACACGAACCCAGTCCGCATCCAACTGCGCCGACGCGACGCACTGCGCGAGCAAGCGCCCAAGCGACCGTATCGCCTCGACCGTGTGCGCCGAGTGGTCCAGCGGTGGCGTGTGGGAGATGCCCACCATCGCCGGATCGGCCGCGCCATTGGCGGCATGTTTCATGGCCGCGCCGATCACCTGATCAGGCGCCGCGACGAACAGCGACAGCGTGTCACCCAGGACGCGATTGATCTCGGGCTCGAGCTTGAGCGCCGTTGCAGGATCCACAACCTGCAACAGACAGCGCCGGCCACCGATCTCAACGCGCCGCCATGGCTGTCGGAAGTCGGTCATTCATCACCGACCTCCGCAGCGGGCCCGCGCGAGTAGGTCACCAGCAGGCACTGCACGAGCAAGTCCCACTTGGCCCGCGGGTCATGCCGGAGGATTCCGTTGAGCACCTCGTAGGAGGTCACCCAGCCGTTGCCGAACTTCGGCACCATCACCTTCTTGCCGAGCACGCACAACTCGAACAGGCGCTTGACGTCGGCCACCGCAAGCCGACCCGCCAAGGCGTAGATGGCCCCTCGCACTAGGTCGCCAACAGTGCCTGCGAGCGAGCCCAGCAGGCTCTCCCACGCGTCGCGCAGGCGAGGGTCCGTCGTGTCCAGCCGCATGAGCCCGGCGAGGTCGAAGGTCCCGCGCCCAGCGGTCTCGCGCACGACCTCCGCCAGCGATGCGCCGAGCAGAGCGAGCCACGACGGGCCAGCGTCGCCATCCAGCGGCAAGACCCTAGCCACGTCGAACGCCTCGCCGCGCCCGATCGTCTCGTGCAGGGCCACTACGAGGCCGCCGAGCAACTCTCCCCACGCGGTCTGCAGTTCAGGGTCCGCGTAGTCGACCTCGCCTGGGTCTTCGGCATCCTCGGTCAGCCGCTCCAACTCGGCGACGACCGCCTCCCAATGCGCGCCAGTCGGGCCGACCCCCTCGCACGCAAGCACGGCCGCCACGCTGGACCCGGTCCGCTGAGTGGCCTTACGGAGCATGTCCAGCGCGGCCAGCCAGTGCTCGCGCAACTTCTCCGTAGCTGCGGGCCGGCTCATCAGCTTAGACAGGTCGAACGAGTCGCCCGCCCCAGTCGCGTCCCGCAGGACGTCGACCAGCGCAGGGGTGACGCCTTCGACAAGCGCCGCGATCGCTGCCCCTGCCGCCGGTCCGAACGTGCAAAGCAGTATGCACTCGAGCTCGAACTGTTCGTCGAGTCCGAGCGGCAAGCACTGCCACGTTGTGCCCGCAAGCTCGAACACGACCGGCATTGGCGGTTTGATCGTCTCGATCATGCCGGGATCGCAGCCTCGATCTGCGCGGCGGTGAGCGTCGCGGGCTGGACGAACTGGGCGACCGTTGCACCCGGGAAAGTCCCCTCGAACATGTAGGCAACATTCGCCAAACCGTCGGCCGCGAGGTCTCGCGTGTCGGGATGGAGCAGCGAGCAGTTGACGCTCACATAGGCGTTCGTGCCCCACGCCAGCGATGCCTCCAGCACGGTGTTTGTGTCGCTCTGCAGTTCGGCCGCGGTGTTCAGCCAGACGTCATCCGGGTGCCCTGCCATGATCGTGACCGTCACCCTATGCGCGCGGCTCTTGTGGCGCGAATGAGTCACCGTATCGTTCAGTCCCTCTGTCATCACCGAATTCGGCGTCACCTTGGCGATCGAGATGAATGTGCCGGTCGCCGGGAAATTGGTGATGCGGTGCCCAGCGAGATGGAGGAAGACGGCTTCGGCTGGAAAAATGATCGTGCTCATGGTGGGCTCCTATCAAGCGAGAGCGAACGTGGCTGACACAGCGACTTTCAAGGCGCGGGGGATCAGTACCGTGCTGACCGCGATACCGCCCGACGTCATGTAGTCGCCGGCCGCGAGTTCCGCTGCCGGGATGTCCTCGAGCGGAACTGGGGTGATGACCGTCCTGGCAAGGTCGAGCACAGGTGGATCGCTTGTGCCAAGTTCGACGCAGACGCCCTTCACAGCGGCGACGAGTTTGGCGATGCCGGCTTCATCGATCGTGACGCCCTCGGGGCTCTCCATCGCACCGACGAGAGCCTGATTCGTCCTCAGCCACCAGTAGTCCTCGGCCTGCTTGTGTTGGGCAAAGAACCCACCCGCGCCGATGCCCCAGTAGACCCGGAGCGTGTCGACGGCGGACGGCCCATCGCGCTCGACCCACGACGACCGCTGCGCGAGCGCGTTGTCGATCTGCGTCTTGGTGTAGACGATCGTGGATGTGAGGGTGGTTCCGCCCTGTTCGGCGAAGTGCCACGCCCGAGAGCCGGGGAACTGCGCCCCATACCGGCCGAAAAACGCATGCGCCATCGGGTCCGAGTTGTTGGCGTGGCCGACGGGGAACGACCGGGTACGGTTGAGCCCGACGAGTGTCGACACGAAGTTCGGCTCGGTCGCGCTCAGGGCGTCCGTGTCCGTGTGCTGGAGGAACGCCACATTGCGACGGACACTGGTCACGGGCGCGCTCGCTTCGACCCACCGACTCGCCTCCAGCATGATGCCCTCTGGCTCATCGGGGAGCGGGATGACTCCCCAGAATTTCACCACCGCCCACGCGGTGTCGAGGCTCTCGTAAGGGCCTACGCTGGGAGTGAGGACCGTGATCGTGGTAGCGGTCGCACCCACGGGGACTGAGGCGGTGGCCACGAACGGTGCGCCCGCGACATCCGCCGTCAGCGTCCCCGTGTCCACGCCTGTGCTCAGGGCCGTGATTGTGGCCGCGAATGCACCGAGGTTGAACGCCGTGATAAGCCCGTCCTTGATCTCGGTGGCCGTGTTGCCACTCGCGGCAAATGTTGCGCCGACCACGGCGCTCCCACCCACGAGAGCGATCAGCAGGACGTAGTTCCCGTCGTCCGTATCGGTGATGGTGAACTCGGTCACCTGGGCAACACGGGTTGCCTCATGCACGATGCAGACGCGGGTGCACGGGGTAGCCGTGAAGGCACCTTGGCCAAGTACCTGGGCTGCCGCAAGGTAGGCACCGTCGGTCACCAGCCAGCCGTCGTCCAGCATCTCGTCGAGCGACGAGTACAGCTTGGCCGCTTCCACGAATGGTGCATCACCTTGCTCGACCGGGATCGCGGAGATCGGCAGATAGTTGACGGGGGCCGCTCCGGCGGACTGGAGGAACGTTGCGACTTGGACGACGTTGATCGTAGGCATGGCGGGGTCCTATGCGGCCTGTAGGGAGAGTCCGGCTTGGCGCATGACTTGAGCAGCAACAGCACCGGTAAGGGGTCCGATCACGGCGACATCTAGCACGGCAAACGACTCACCGCGGTCCGTCGGGACGGTCGCCTCCGTGAACGGCTCGCCTGCAGGCCGGAAGCCGAGGCGGTACATGGTCGGGTCGAGATGGGTCTTGCGATAGAGCAGCGCGCTGGCCATCGCGTTGCGAGCCGCACTCGCGCCGGCGACCTCGCCAGAACGGAACGAAACCCGCCACGTGGCCGCGTGCAAGATCACGAGGAAGTTGACGATGCGCGGCATGACGGTGGCGACGGTGAGCAACGCGTCGTCAGCGGGCGCAGATGCAAAAACGGGCGTTGCCGTGGCTCCGCTGACCAGCACGCTCGCCGTGTCGTCGGGATCGGCCGCTGCCGTGTAGCCAGTTGGCAGATCCGCGGTGAGCTGCACGAGTAGCGCAGCGGCCGTTGTTGCGGGCGGGTCTTCGTCGACCGCCATGATCGAGATGCGCTGCGGCACGAGCGAATCGGCCGGGTAGAAGTCGACCCCGACCTCGCCGGCGCTGTCGCTCAGCACGGTGTAGCGCTGCACCATCGTGCGCAGGTAGGGCTTGATCATCTGTTGCGACAGCGGCACGAGCGAGATCAGCTCGATCGTCGCCTTCGGTGCAGGGCCTCGAGCCTCACCGTCGTCACGCGGGATCTGGACTCGGATGCGATCGCCGGGGACAGCGGTTGATCGCTTGATCCACGTGTGGATCGCGTTCTCAAGCGCGACCCAGTCTGCGGGGTCCGTGACGGCCATCAGCCCCACCTCCTGTCGGCCGGCGACGTGGAACGGCCGTTCTGCGGGGATGGGGGTGGCAGGACCGAACGCGGGTCGATAGACTCAAGCGCACGATGTCCACCGAACGTCAACCGGATGCCATTCTGCTGCGACACTTTTACTGGGGCTGGGTTGTCTACGACTCGGACCTCGGCGAATCGTTCGAGGCCATTTTCACCACCGAGGCTGATGCGCAGGTTTACCGGTCCGAGAACTTTTCCGGCGATGCTGCACAGGATCGATACGTCAGCGTGTTCCCGCTCATCCTGTTCCGCGGCAAGGCACACGAAGGTCGGGGCGGCCACCGACTGACCCGGGAAGAGATCGCGATCCTCGGACCGTGCCCGCACCTGGACGACGCCCTTCGTGTTGGCGAGGGCGCTTGGCTGCCGGGAGCCTGACGTCACCACGACGCCCCCCGATCTTGCGCCTTGTAGCGCAGGAACCGGGCCGGCCCGCGGAACGTCTCGTCCCAGCCCTCGAACTCGATCACTTCCCAGCGTCGGCCCTCCCACGAGATCAGGTCGCCGGGTGGGCCGTCTTCGTCCTCGGGCGGCGCGATCTGGAGTTCGGTCCATCCGAGATCATTCGGTGGGTCGTCTTCGTCCGCGGTGTCGTAGGCGGCCGACAGCGCGGCCGTCGTGACCCACACTCGCGCAGCGCCACCGCTCTCGTCTCCGTCGCTCTGGCGGTCCAGTGCGGTCGGCGGTTGCCGCTGCATGTGGAGCACGACCACGGCCGTCACTTCGGTCTGCGCTTCGGACGGGCGCGGGCTGCTGCCGTCGTATACGAGCGCCGTCCGACGCCTCACCTGCCGCGGACGCGACAGCTTCGTGACGGCCGTGGCGAGGCTCATCGGCGCACCTTCACCTTCGACCGGACGGCACGCTTCATGGCCCCGGTCTCGACCAGCTTTGCGGAGCTGCCCTTGTGAGCCACCGTCGCAGGCGCGAGCGCGGGCCCGCCAACGCTTGCGGAGCCGAGCATGTCCCTCGCGAGCTTGGCCGCGTCGTCGCCGACCTCGTCCATCGCGGTCTTGGGGGCTGCCCCGCCGGCGATGTCGTCCACCGCATCGGCCATGCTGCTGGCAAGTTTGTTCTTACCGTGGTCCGCTGCGACGCTCAGCCACGGACGGGCCGGAGCATTCTTGCTGCCGAACTCGGCCCACGCACCCTTCTTCGCGACCTTTCCGAACAGCCCGGTCTCAATGCGAACACCGCCAGTACGGGTCAGCCGGCGACGCATCTCCTCATACCCGAGGTCGATGTCCTCCAGAACGATGTCGCTCGTGACAACCGAGGCCATCAGCAACCGCACTTCCCGCTGAAGGCCGTCCCCGTATGCTGCCGGCCCGCCCTGCATTGCTCGTACTTGCCGAGCAGCATGGCGAAGGTCCGACCGTAGATCGTCCCACCAAACGCACCCGACGAACTCGTCGCGCTCGAGTAGGCCACCGCAACGTCGCCAACTCGCTCACTCGTGACGTCTGCCGACCCCGCGCCGCTGTCGGGGTCCGACGCGATCAAGTGCTGAGCGAGCAATTTGATCGCCATGCAGGGATCAACGCAACACCCGAGCCAAGCCGCGTACTTGTCGGCCTGGCAGGCGAGCGGACCGAGCACGATCACGGTCGCGGTGTCGATGAACAGCGCCGCGATCCCAGCGGCGACGTCCTCGAACTGCGGCCCAAGGTCTGCCTGTGTGATCGTGCATGCCATCGGTCATCGCTTGGACATGAGCAAGGCGACTTGATCGGTGACGATCGACTCCACAACGTCGGCCAGATCGTCCTTGGTACCGACGACTTCGCCGTCGACCGTGGTCACCATGACATCGGATGGAGATTTGCTGGTCGCCACGTCGCGGACCGCCGAGGGTGCGGGCGACGGAGTAAAGGCGTCGCTCACTTGCGCCTCGGCTTCCGTGCGGGCTCGACCTTCACCGGCTTGGCCCGCTTGGCCATGATGGCGTGTTGTTTGGTCAGGGCAGCTGCAACGATGCCGCTCATCGGATCGCGGACCGACAGTTCGGCTTGCTCGATGTACTCGAGCCCCGCGAGCGAGAAGGTCCGCCCGGCGAGCTCGACCAACGCGGCTGCGCTGGTTGGCATCGCTGGTAGTACTCGGATGTCACCAGCCAGCGGACCAGGTTCCTCGACCGAATCTGGCGCGGGCAGTCGCTCCTTGACCCCCGCGTGGCCGAGTGCCGCTGACCACACCGGCGCGGGGACGGGGTTCAGGCCGGGACGCAGGACGAGCAAGGACCCCGCGACGGTGACTGCCAGTGGCGCCTGGAGGTGAGCCGGCACATCGTCTGGCCCGACCACGTCCACGAAGATCGTCACAACGGGCTCAGGCTCCCGCCTTGGCTTTCGCTCGGCGGGCTTTGGAACGTCGATCTTGGTCGTGGTCTGCTCGTCCATGAGTCACATCCTCACGCCGACATCGAGGGCTGCGGCACAAAGGCGGCCGGCCTCACATACGGGGAACTGGAGATCACGACCGGGTGCTTGCGCAGTTGATCGTCGATCGCCTGCAGCAGCGCGTCCCGGTCCTGACCGTCGATCACCGACGCCTCCGCCAGCTCGGCCCGCAGCCATCGCAGCGACGGGTGGCAGTACGACCGGTCGATCATCCCCGTGAGGGTCTGCTCGTCAATCCCTGCCACGTCCTTCAGGGTGCGGATCTCCCTGGACTTGATCCTCGAGTCGATGCCCGGGTAGTTGGGGTAGTGGGCCCACGTCTTGGCGTCGATGCGATTGAACCCCGGCTGCAAATGCAAACTTGGCACACCCTGCTCGGGTTTGGCCGCGTTCAGCGGCGACATGCGATGCGGGATCTTGCGGCCGCCTTTCGGGTGCGACCCGATGTTGCCGTTGTAGTCCAACAGCACGAAGGCGGGGGCGTCGGCAGTGCGCTTGGGGTCTTGCTTGGGGTTGCTCATGTGGCTCATCCGAGAGTGAAGTCGATGTAGAAGACCATCTCCGGCATCTTGGCGATCAAACCACCATGCCGACGGATCAGGTAGAAGTAGGTCGTCAGGTCACGGACGAATGGCCCAAAGACCATCGTGTCGGTGTGCTCCATGTGGAGCTTCATGTCGTCGCGGCCGAACAGCACCCAACGGGGTCCGTTGCTGTCAGCGTTACCGAGTTCCAGGTTGTCGGACTCGACCATGTTGGCGAGCCACGGGTAGCTCTGAATCGCATTGCTCCACGCCGTGACACCGGTATTGGTGTACACGGTGTTCTTCAGCGCGACCATGTCGGAGGTCGGCATCACGCCTCCGGTTGGCTTTCGCCCGCCATTCGCCCGCTTGAACATCGCCTCCCATGACCCAATCGCCAGGACCATCGCCTGTGCCGTCGCGCCCGAATGGAAGGCCGTGCCACCGATGATCAGCGGTGCATTGCCCATCGTGAACGCGCCGGTGACCTGCTTCGTGGCGTCGCCCCACGAGCTGACCGATTCCTGGAAATCGTCCAGGCCCAGCACTGCCGCATCGCTGCGCTCGGTCTGGATGTTCAGACGCGTGAACTTCTGCGACCACGTCTCGGGAATGCTCACCTGGTACGCGATGCCGTACCAGTGCGCCCCGTAGTTCATCACGTCCCCAACACTGTCGGCGTTCTGCAACGCTGACAGGTCGTTGAGGTTGGTCCACTGCGCTTGGCCGGTTGGCGCGCGGACCTGGTACTGGGACGCGTTCGCGCCAATATCCAAGGTCTGCCGCGACGGGATCAATTCCGGCCCTCGCGAGCGCACGAACATGTAGGGCTTGTCCTCGCCCCTCCGCACATTCTCGGCTGGGCTCAGGATCTGCGTCAGCGTGCTCGAGGCAAAGTCCTCTGCGTCCCGACGCGCCTGGGTCGGACTGTACTGCTGTGCCTCGGCGGACCCGTCCTGTCGCGCCTGCTCCATCAGGTGGTTCGCGATTCGAGGGACCGCGATGTCCATCGCCCCGAGCTCTAGTCCGTACTTGGAGGAGCGATGAATCACTCGCTGGCCGCCCCTGGAGTCTTGTCGGACGTCGACGGTGCTGATCACCCCGGGGTCGATGTAGCCGACGCGGGTACTGGAGATATCGAAATTGATGCGTTGACTCATGGCTCAGTTCCTCGTGCGCGGGTCATGGGTGCGGGATGGAGATCGGAACCGAACCGGCACCGGGGGAGGCGGCGAGGAACTTGTCCCCGCGGGGGTGGATGGTGTGCGTGGTGACGCCGGTCGTGGTGTGCACCCAAGTGACGATGCCAGCGCCGAGCGTCACGGCGGTGAAGCTCCGACCATCAGCGGGGCCAGTGATGATGAAGGTGGTCGTGCCGGTGCCGGTGAGACCGTAGAGCGGACCGCCGACTCCGTTGTACTTGGCCAACTCAGCCTTCAGGCCGGTGGTGATCTCGGTCGCCGACGAGCCAGCATCCGAGAGGTAGGTCAGGTTGACCACGTTGCCGTTGAAAGTGATCTGCTCGGTGAACACCGTGTCGTTCGCCGACGTCGGCGTGCCGGTCCAGACATCAGCGGTGGCCAGCAGCGCAGCGCCAGCCGCATCGGTCACGGTGCCCGCGACGAAGTTGCCGACCGCGGTGTGCCGCACGTAGACGGGGGTGGCGACGCTCGTGTTGGGGATCGCCTTCTCGCCGTACGC